ATAAGCCATTTATCTTACTCCTAGTTGTTGTCAAGGACTTCATAGACACCGTTGTCGTCAATAACAACAGCACCCATAGACATCATTGAGGTTGCGAGATGAGCAGCCTTTTCTGGAACATAGTTAATCTCTGTCTGAACGTCAGAGTTAATACCAAGACCAATAGCGGTCGAATGGTACGCCATGTTCTTACCAGCAGTAATTGCTGATGTAGAAAAGATCTTGAAGCCCAAGAACTCTTTCATTGTCATGCCGCCAGCGAATGGCAGGTTCTGTTCACCGACATAATCTGATGAGGCAAACTCATCAATCAGGAACAAATCTGCATATCCTTTTGGATGCATGGCAAGATAACGCTGACCATCTTCGGGAATGTTGGCTGTGCCAAATGTCTCAAAGAGGGTAAGCAAGTTTGCTTTTGTCAGAGCTGCGCCAGTTGTACTGATTTGAGTTGCGTTTGCACCAGCGTCCATTGCTGTGTACAAAATCTCATCAGTCTTACGACCCAAAGCAGCAGCAGCAGATGTTGCTACAGCTTGACGCTCATCAATGTTAGTCTTCAGTTCATCGAGCTTGTCGATATACTCTGGTGCATAGTAGTCAGCCATAGTAGCTTCTACGTTAGTATGCGCCAGTTCCATTGGAGTTACGTTGCCGTTACGAGACTTAGTGTTTGCTGAACCAGTACCAATTTTCTGGAAGCGAACAACAGAACCACGAACATTACCAGCGGTGCGTACAGTGTTACGGAGTTTTGAACCCATGCGCTGATAAGCCATGTGAACTTCAGTCTCGAACTGTTTGATAAAGGCGGTATCGATAGTATTAGCCATTTCTCAGTCCTTATAAAAAAGTTTCACTACACCAACGGTTGTCCGTTTCGTTCTTCATCCAGTTGTCCCATTGCGGGGCTGTCAGTCTAAAACAGGCCGTAATATCATTCAAATCTCACTTCTATGTTGTAATTGCAACGCACAAAACGCACACAGTTAAAGCCATTAATAACTGTTGGTTCGTGAGCAAACATAAATCCCAACCAATCCAACCACTTAATTGTTTTTTTGTGATCAGTTGGCACAACATTTTCTAATATATCAAACTGTGTTTGAAGGTGTTCTACGATTTGTTTGGTAACTCTGAGGAACTTTCGCCACTCTTTATCTATCAAATCAGTGCCAAGCAACCATATTACTGCACTATATAAATCGTCTTCATCAGATATTCCTGATATGCCATACATACATGCTGGCTCTCCGTTGATAAGAATAGTCCATGTTTGACCACTCTTATCAGCAAGAGGTAGATGCAATGCAGCCCAAGGCGATGCCCCGGAGATCATGCATTCACGAATGTCTGTAGTTCTAAGACGATGTTGAAGATAACCAGCGTGTTCGCTGGTTGCCTTCACTATTTCTATGCCATCTGCTTTGTGGTAGATGTTACCGATAGAGTTGGGAAAAACCCTCTTCGACTTGCTTGACATATCCAGCATCTCTTTTCACAGGGTTCCAGTAACGTGGGTCTTGCATCATTGAACGCAAGTCAGCTTCCGATGTGCGACCAGCTGGCTGACCGTCAGGTGATACAGACGATCCCTGCATTTGAGACATAAGAAATTCTAAAGCCTCAATGCCTTTAGCTGATTGACCAATGCCAATAACAACGTCTGCAAATTCTTCCGGGAAAAACTTCTTAGACCAAAGGTCAACAGCTTCGATGCGAGCATCAGCATTATCACCAAGAAGCTGACGTTCAGCATCAAGATCAGGCTGCATAGCCTCAAGAGCTTCTGCATACTGGCTAATGCCATCTTCAAACTCTTCTTGGCTATACCCATTTTCATATGCATGATTAGCCCACCATTGAAATAAAGCATTGTCAGTTGCAAGTTCTGGATCAACGGCCTCTGGAATGTTATAGTCACCAGCTGTAGCAGGTCTGCTTGAATATGCTTCTTGCTCTAGTTCAGAAACAATCTTGCTTCTAAGAGCATCCTCACCCTGACCCAGCTTTGATTCTAGTTCAGAATATGATAATGCCATATCTTCTGGTGATTTAAATTTCTCAGGAAGCCACTCTGGTCGATCGGACACAGGTGCTTCTGTAGCCGCAGCTACTTCCACATTATCTGTTTGTTCCATTCTTTTCTACCTTTTCTGAATGTTTAATACGCCTCTCAATGAGGCCGACTAAATACCGCTGCCCCTCAAGATGCCTTAACTCGGCATCAGAAGCTGCTGGCCCTGTGACTGCTTCAATGGTGATAGAACGTAAATACTTCAACACTTCCTGCCCATTAGGAGTGCGAAACAATGCTCTTATATCTTTGGATATTTTTTCATCGTTCTGTTTAGCGCGAGGAAAATTATCAATACCTAATTGATTAGACATCCTGTCCTTGCATCATTTGTTGCTGTTGCATTTGTTGCTGTCTCATTTGCTGCGCAGCTGCTATCAACTCTTCACGATCAACCCTATCGCGTACAAGTGTATCAGGCACACCAAACTTCTTAGCAAGATGCACCGCAACATCTTCTGAGCTTACAAGTAGGTTAAGAATCTCTGGCCCAAACGTACCACCAACCAGCTGCAAGTAACGAGATATAGATGATATATCTTGATTAGCTTGCGCTTGTGCAAGAGGTGATACAGAACGAATTTTTACTTCACGCCCATTGATTGTAGGCAAATCAATGCGGCCCTGCTTCTTTAATATGTAAACGACCCGCTGCAAGATTGGTTGCACCATCTCTGCTTGCAGTCTGCCAAAAGCAGAACCAATCCGTCTGGAAAGGTCAGCCATGCGTTCTGCCACTTCAGTTGCGCTAGCGGGTGTTTTGTTGGGGTCGCCAAGCATATCGTTATACAACGCTCGCTTAATGTTATTGCGCATATCCCCAAGAACTAGCTGCGCAACATCAAAGTTGCCAGCATTCCTGATCGGCTGCAAACCTTGCGACCCCATAGCTTTCGGGATGATAGTTCCCGGCACAAGATTAATTGTGTCGGTGTTAATGATGCCATCATCATCCATTTGGTAAATGCCAGAGATAGCCATCTGTGCATTTTCAAGAACAAGCTCAATAGTAAGGTTGGTTGTCTTAATTGCAGACAATGCGTTGATTAATGGGCCACGCCCATAGATTTCACCAGATGCTTTTGACCAACGGAAACAAACGTAAGGGTTTGCACCTGTGCCTGTAAACTGATCGACAACAATAGTTTCTTGTTCTGGTATGTTAATTACATAAAAGTCAAAGCGATCTTGATTTCGCTTCTCATAGTTACGGCAAACAATCTCAACGATCTGTACTTTACCATCTGGATTGCTTGCTATTGCTTTGGCGGTTCTTTCTTGAAATACCGCTTTTGGATACGCCACAGGCAAATCCGAATACTTGAGAGTACGCTGTCTATATACATGGTCAATTTTATCATCCGGGCCTGTATCAAGATATACACTCGGTAATGGAATCGCATTGAAGCGAACCGGATTAACTGCATCACCTTCTTCCACAAGAAGGATGCCTGTACCAACAGCCAAGTCCATAAACGATTCATGAACTTCTTGCCCAAAGTTAGAGTTCTGGATAATTTCAAATACATAATCTGTTACCTGATCCAAGCTGTTATTAACATCATCAGCTTCTTGTTCCGGCACTTCGCTGCCAGCAAGTAAATCAGCCCAACGTGCAAAGTTAGGAACAAGACCTGATTGCAATCTTGATGCAAACTCTTGTGTACCTACAACGGCAGTCTCATCAAAGATCTTATCGTCACGGCGTTGACCGGGGCTTTCATAAAAGAAGCTCTGCCGCATTGGAAGAGCATACTCATAACACTCTTCAAACAATGATTCAAAAAGTACACGGTTCTGCTTAGACTTCTCGAACCGTTCCAGCATACGCCGTGCAACTGTATCCATTATACTGTCTCATCAAAGTAACCGATACCACCAGCCTGACCTGTAATCAAGGAACGCTGACCTGTACCGCCACGCTTGCGTTTGCGAATTTGATCTTGCAATCTTTTTTGACGTTCTTCTTTTTGCGCCTCTTCTTGCTCTGCTATCATACGCTTACGTTCTTCAGCGGCAGCTTTGTCTTCTTCTGGAACAGGTGGTGCTTTTGGCTTTGAAATGCCAAGTAAGCCACGAGTAAGTTTAACAACTGGCTTAAAAACAGATGAGGTACACATGCTAATCTCCTTTATGCCGTAATAACCCTATGCATGTTTGCAACGCAACGCACAATTACATTCTTGACCACAAGCCCTGTCTGCGTGGCTTTGGCCTACGACTAAATACATCAAACTCTGTCTTAGCTTGAAATGGTTTTGTGGTTGCAGATACGTTCCGTAATATGTTTCTTCCCTCACCAGCACCCATCATCAAGTATTGCAAAGCATCATGTATGTGAGAGAAGTGGTTCTTCTCTGGCTTGTCATCAAACCTTTCACCAGATACTTGCATACGCTTATACTGATAGCCACCCTCAAAGCCTTTAATCAAAGTACGGCATCGAGGGTCAACAAGAAATCCTGACGCACCTTCAATCATTCTGTTCAACGGCGCATTAACAGATTCCAAACGCAATGATACATCATTAGATTGCGCTGGCCTTGCATTCAACCCGCAGCCGCGCAGTATTTGGAATGGTGTAGATTCATCAGTTTGTGCGCGGAAGTCTCCAGCTGGATCACCTATAATGTTTATTTCACAATCACCATAGCGTGATGAAATCTCTTGCCGCATTACTTCGCTAAACCTGACAATCCCCATATCAAACGCAACAATCTCTTGCAAGATTAGCCAACGTCCTCGAACCTTCTGCCCTATTACAGCAGCAGGGGTAAGACCAAAGTCAACGCCAATATATACAGGCACACCCGATGCCACAGGGATTTCTTCCTTGGCGACGTGGGTATCAGTAACAAACATGGGATAAACGGGTTTGCCATCTTTAATAGTGCCTAACTGGTTCATTACATAGACATCAATCCAACTCTTCGTCTTTCCCCTGACGATATTCGGATAGTAGTCCTTCCTCATATTGTTTGTATTTTCTGCACTCTCGTTGGGGATATAATCTGTGACGCTTCCGTCCTGATCTTTGACTTCCGTCATTCCAGCTGGCTGAGTGTAGAACTCCCAGTTGTCTGGCTTTACCAACATTTTTGCTTCGTCTTTTGGAATGTGATCTGGTATCGGCACTTCGCCCGACATTATCGGCCACCAATGATCCTCCTCTGGAGCGTTAGTATCTGCAATTACACCTGTCCATGTGCAGCCGCCATCCTTCATAGAAGGGTAACGACCAACACGCATAGTACAAGCATCGATGATTGACTTGGGTATTTCCCTAGCTTCGTTAATCCATATGCCTGTAAGTTCTAATGACAGCAGCTTCTTAACATCTTCTGGCCTATCTAATGCTAAGAAGATAATCTCAAGATCGATGTCAGCTTTTTTAATGTGGTGTGTATACGGCACAGACCAAAGGAACTTTCCCCAATCTTCTTCGGGAAACCAATCAAGCCATGTCTTAATCGTTGTAGTTTTAAGCTGTGGGTTGGTGTTACGGATGATAGCCCAGCGGCTGTGACGAACACCGTCCTCTGCTTTCTTTTGCTCTAAAGCACGGCGAAAGATTTCAACACAACAACATACAGACTTGCCAGAACCTACCGGCCCTCTAAGGCCACGAAAGAATACATCAGACTTCATAAAAGATTTTATGACCTGACCATCTGGCTTATACTTAAAGTTGGTCAACCTTGTTATCCTTGCCAAACTTAATCATACGCTCAACAACTTCTGGCCCTATGACAGATATAACTTTATCCGCTTCGCGGTCAGTGCAAAATTCTTTGGGGTGGTGAGCAAGGTGTACCTTCTTCACTATTTTTCTAAGAAGGTCACGCTCTTCTTTTTTTAATGTATGCAAAAAACTCATACTGCCTCAATAACAAAAAAGCCAATAGACATTACTAACAATATAATACCTATTACGCCAGAGCCAATCATTACATTTTCTATTAACTGTCGTTGCTTGCGGTGTGCTTCAAGCTGCTGCTGCTGACGTTCAACTCTTGCTTTACGTTGAAACTCAACCCAGTCTTGATACAATCCCGGCCTACCATACAGCTGCATGTACGACCTAAGATCAGCTTCCTTCTTACGCAACTCTTCAAGAGCCATAAACTCTTGGAAGTCATCGCCAAACATAGATGACTTTTTCTTTAATTGCTTTTGACGGATTGTTTCTTGTGAGTGGACAAACTTACTTATCTCACCACCAACAGATGCCAACTCGCGTCCATTTTGGATGGCTGTCTTTATAACAGCAAACGCTGCATTAGCAGCTGCGAGTTCGGCAAGCATTATCTAAACCTTTTAGCTATACGTCTTGCGGCCTTTGGCTGGCTTGAAAACTGTTTACCCTTCTTAGTGTCTTCGCGTTTCTTCTTGCTGCTTGCTGCATACTGACTGCTGCTCATAGCTTTAATAGCAGCTGAAGGCAGATACCGTTCACCAGTAGCTTTAGAACCTTGCGTTGATGGCTTGCCTGACTTGGTGCGCCACTTCTGCCTTGTCCATGCTCTTAATGATTTTTGCGGAGCCTTCATGAAGTATATCCACCACCTTTAGCCTTATACGCTTTAGCCAACATCTGCGCTTTACGCGCAGACCACTGACCGGGCTTTCCGCCTTTACCACCAGCCTTTATGCGATTGAACAAAGCCTTGCGCATTCCTGGCTTTGTATAGTTACCAGCTGCATTAACTGCCACTATTTTCCGCCTTCAAAAAATATATCAAGGTCATATTGTTTTTTAGCTTGCTTTCTAACTTTGTCCATAAAGTCAGCTTTACTTTTAAAAGATAGTGTCTTGTTTGCTTTTTCAGATGCTTCTGCAATAGTTTTCATACGTTTTACACCAGCCTTCCTTCTGGCGTCTCTTAACAATGAATCAGACATAATTAGCTACCTTTCTTTGCTTTCATAATTTTTTTCTTCAACGCTTCTGGCAACTTCTTTTGCCCAGCAGTAAGCATTGACTTCTTTGGTGGGCGACCCTTCTTTGAGCCGTATGTTCCTTTACCCATTGGCATTTTCATTCTCCTTATTGCCAAACATGCTGCGCTTGCCAGAACCGCCTCTCATGCGAAGATTTCTTGGTGGGCTTTTCTTCTTCTTCTTTTTATTAGAAGGTGATGGTGACGATGAAGATGATGGTGATGATGAAGATGATGATGCAGAGCCTGACATTTTTTTAAATGTACCAGCAGCAACACCAGCTTCTATTGCGTTAGATAAACACATTATGCACTCGCTTTCTTTGCTTTGTTACGCTTGCTAATCGCCCTAGCTTTCTTTACTGCATCAGCTTTAGATGATGCACCCCATGCTTGCAATGACTTTAGCAGCCTTGTTGGCTTGCCTTGCTCATCACGTTCCGGGCCTTTCATCTTTCCCATCCGCGCTAGGAAACTTGCGCGGCGTGGGTTGTCTCCTGACTTGACTGGTGCTTTGAGGGTGCCGCCTTTGTAAGATGCGCGTCCGGCAGCGTTGAGGCCACCGCTGGGGTTCTTGCCTTCTTTGCGTGTCCATGCTGGGGTTTTAAACTTTCTACTCATCAAATATTGAACCTTCGTCAGCTATGGCTCTTTGAGCAGCATTCATTCTTCCATACTCATCACTGCCATCCATGGGGAACGGTGCTTTGCCAGCACGCATTAAATCACGACTTGTCCTCAAATCATTCAAGCCAACAAGGTCTACATTGTCATTAGACGACCCTGTTTGCGCTTCGGCTGGGGTAATAAACATGCTAGTGAAGGTGTCCCATAATTTCTTACGCTTGTTGGTCATCGGCCCTTCAAATACAAATGTAGATGCTGTTGGCTCAATGTCGTTGTCAAAGTCCATATCAACAACTTGTGGTTCATTAGGTATGCGTATACGAATACGCAAAGCATCTTCAGCTGGTTGACCGCCGGGGCCTTCTGGCATCAATACACCACCCATATATCTAGCTAAAGGATATGAACTGCCAGTGTTCTTAAATTCTTTTACAGCTTCGATGGCAGCATCAATTCCACCACGAGGCTCAAAGTCATATGTGTCAAAGACAACATACTGACCATTTTCCTTAGTAACACCAAATTGACCAAGAGATGAACGTAACTCATCGCCAACAGTTTCAATGTCGTAGTTTCTTTCAAAGATAGATGTATCACCAAAAGCATCCATCATCTGCTCGTAGTTGACGCTAGCAATCTCTCCATCTTGGAGGTCTGGATGTATCTTTGTTACAGCAATCCTTAATGCCTCTAATGCCTCACCAGAAACATTACCTTCACCAATGCTGCTGTCTAATGGGTTCATAAACTCAGGAAGCAGAGAATTGAAGACGCCACGCAAATAAAAGTTCTTATGCGTGGGCAAGTCTTTCATCATGTCATTTAATGAGGGCATCGAACCTTACACCAAAAAATATTTTTCTAAGTGCAATATCGCAGATGCTTTTAATAAAGTTCAACGCACAAACTTAGAACGAACCCATAAAGCAAAAAAGAACAAGGTTATTAAAGGATGTATTACCACAAACAGCCATACATTAATCTCTTGATAAGAGATGCCGATATATGCAGCCCAGTCCTTCAATAATTCAACACATAGCCAAAAAATATAATCAATCATGATGTCCTCCGTTGCATATATGCTACAGAGCTTTTATGAGATTTGCAAGAGTGAAGGGCGGGGTCGAGGGGGACATCACCTAGTTTTTGGGGCCACCCCACTACGACAAGTCAATGCTAACGGAAATGTCGCCAGCGTGTAAGTGCATGTGCCGCTCAGGGGCTTTGAAACCAGCACGGTCGAGGATGTCTTTGCTCGCTTCCAGCTGCACGTACTCACTCTTAGCCCCTTGAGCGAGCTGCACGAGACGCGCAGCGGCTGTCGTAGCATTCAGACCGAGCGTTTCTGCAACTCTCTGCATCATATACGCTTGCACATGAGGCAGCCGCAAAGTCTTGCTGGCTGTCACTCTACCACTCTCACCGCTAGCATAACCGGCTTCATGCGCGGCATCCTTAATACTACAGCCAGTTGCTACGAGGGTATCCACAAGCCGCGCTTGTTTGTCGGTTATGACTAGCTGATTACTCATCCTCAACCTCTTGCATAAACCCCCCCCTGTGTCCCCCCCCTTATGCCACACGCAAATACTCGTTGTCAACTCACAACCCCAGCTAGCCCAGCCAGAACCACACCGCCTAGCCATCGCCCATCGGTCGCCAAAGCCAAGCATAGCTTGGACTGGCAATCCGATGCCCAGCCAGCGCCTGCTGGCTAGGCGGTGGAACCATGGCTGGTCGAGCTTAATCTTATCGTACAGATACTGTCACTCAGACATATGAAGTACGTAACTGGTGTTCTGCGCTATGTACTCCCCTCGGCTATTCGCCTCGAAGTCGTGGCGCAGTCCGCAATATGCGCTAGGCCGCGCATTGCAGGACAAGCCTGCGTGTCATGCCTACGCACACATTGAGACACACACACACGATAATGCATTTTATCATGGAATGATGACTCGGCTCAGTCTCGACTGTCAAGTTGCACCCAAGCAACGAGGGTCAAGCTAGATTATCGGTTCCTTCCAATTTGCTTTGCAAATCGGTTCCTTCCGCGAATCTAGCACCCGAGTGGGTTGGAACAAGCAAATTGACAGCTGCGAGCCAGTCCGAGTGCGTCAGGCCATATCATGCACATCGTGTGCGTGTGTTTACAACAACATAAAGGAACTGAACGATGACTAAGAAAACAAATGTAGTACGGAAACATGAAGTAACCATCAACATGCAGGAGGTCAATGAGACACTGAAGGCCAATCTGGAAATGTTCCAAGAACATTTACCAGAGGGCCTTGATCCGCGAGATGCGGATCAAAACCCAGTGTCCTTTGCCGACAACCCATACTACAACCGAGATGTCTTTCTCGCATATGGAGCAGCTACTGCGACATTCGAGAAAGCAGCGCAGGGTCAGCGCGACTGGCAGAAGAAGCTGGAAGCGCAGCGCGACGACGAGGTACGCCGGAACGGCGAACTCGCCGAGACCACTCGCATTGATGCGAGACGCATCAAGAGCGAGGCGCTGGAAGCTATCTTCGAGCATCAAGCAACGCTGATGCAAACACTCTTCGAGGTGCTTGCACATCGAGAGTGGACAGGCGCAGCTGATTTCTACGACACACGCGAGAAGCTGTTTTCTGGACAAACCTCGTCAACACAGAAACGCATCAAGCCAACAGCGGCATCACTACTCAAGAGCGTTAACTATCGCTGACACAGCAGGGAGGGGCGAAGCCCCTCCCTTTTTT